ATGTTTCATTTAACGAGTCATAATTATTCAATAGTTCTTTTAACTCTGCATAGTTTTCTTTTTTGCTTTCAATCAGTTTCAACTCACTGTCAAAATACAAAGCCTTTTCCTGCATTTCCTGAAAGTCATCAAGGGCAATATAAGAATCGTAAATCCGCTCATAGTCTTTTATTATCTCTGACAATTCAGAAATTTCATGTCCTGTTTTTTGTGTTTCTTTTTCCTGATCTGATAATATGTTTATTTTCTTTTCAGCCTCATCTATCCAGGCAAAAGATTTTATCTTTTCAGTGTCTTCTAATAAATCCTCTTCAAGGATTGCAATTCTTTTTTTAACGTCTGTTATACGGCTTTTTACTTTTTGTTGACTGGTATCTATTTTTTCAAGATTAAATACTTTGTTGAAAAACTTTGCAATCTCCCCTGAAGTTTCTGAAAGCAGAAAGGGACTGTCTAATTGTTTTTGAATATTTATGTCATTGAAATTTATAACTTGTTTTATATCTTCGGGGACATCTTGGCCGAAAGCCTTAAATTCAGTTTCATTTAAAAAATATTGATTATTCGTTTTTCCTTTTATTCTGGATATTGAATTGTCTCCTATTGTAGAATTGACAAGGCATTCTTTCTGGCCTTTTGTAATAAAAGAATCCCCTGAAGGTTTATTTTCAATGACAAGTCTTAATGCTCTGAGAATAGCAGACTTGCCTGAATTGCTCTGGCCTACAATAATATTCAATCCCTCATGAAATTTCAATTTTGTATTATGATGAGATTGGAAATTTTGAACAATCAATTCATTTATCATTTATATTGTCTCCTTGCATATTCAGCCATGAGACAAGCCTCAGCCTTGCCATCCATAAGCCTTCCCCTTTCTGTCGTAAACGTTTCTGAAGGGAATAGTTTTTGTGCAATATTTACAGACTCTCTTTTGTCTTTTTTAATAAGTGAGAATTCTTTTTTCCATTTTTGTGATTGAATTTCCTGATAAGGAATTTCTAATATTTTTAGAATTGCAATCAATTCTCCGTACCCACGGCCATAATTAAAAACCCCTGTCACTCCCTGTTTAGGCATTGCCTGCGCTTTTTCTATTATGCAGAAAAAAGCATCAAGAGATCTCATTTTAAAAAACATTCTGAAAATCCCCTTTACACCCATTTCTTTTTTGTTTGCTGTTAAGGGCATTTCCATAGAAACTGATAATTTATTATCAGCTATTACTGCAATCCCACCTTTTAGCCCCGGATCAATTCCAATAAATATCATTAGTCTGCCTGCTCATTTAATAATTTCGACATTTCTATGAGGGACCGCCACGCATTGAGCATCATGTTTTTATAGTAAAAAGGAAAATCACGGGATTTTATGATAAAATAATTCATAGCAATAAAATCCCCTTTATCCCTTCTTAATATTTCAAATTCTTTTATAAAATTTAATGCTTCTTTTTCTTCAAGTTCAAATATTTCCAGTCCTTTTAATTCCATTTACATTTTTCAAGCACTCTTTTTTCTAATTCATCTTCAAGATTATATTCTTCAATGTAATAAATCAATCCTTCCCTGCTATATTCTTTTTCGTCCCATTCACATTTTGCTTTTGGCTTTTGTTTTCCCTGTGGAGTTTTCAGGTCATAAAGAAAATCAATATTGCTACTGATATTGTCAAGGCCATAATCAAAAAGCAAATTTAAATAACACTCCCTAAATGGGTGTTTTGCTTTTATTTTTTTGGTTCGTGCTTTAATAGTGACTCCGATTGTTCTTTCCTTCTTTTTTATTTTTTCAGGAACTGCCAACCATAAAGCAGACCATGCATAAAAATCTAATGCCTTGCCTCCTGACCTGACATATTTCTCTCCAAACATAACTCCGATATTATGTCTCACCTGAGATATAACAAGCAGTATAACATTTTTATGTTTTATTTCAGCAGCCCGCAACCTGAAAAATTCAGACATGAACTTTTGCTTTTCCATTGCGTATGTGCCTTTGTCATATTCTTTTCCAGCCTCTATTGCTTTTTGTCTTTCTTCATCTCTTTTTCTTTCTGCTTCAGAGGACAGGCCATCAAGACTGTCTACTACATAAATCAATATTTCGTCTTTTTTCAATTTGCTGATCTGCTTGTTTAGATTTCCGGCCATGTCCTCAACAGTAGTAGAGGGTATTTGATCGTCTGGGATTATTTCAAGACCGTACATGCTCTTTGTGTCAAAAGAAAAACCACCTTCACAGTCATCATAATAATATTTTAGCTTGTCTCCGTGAATGCTTTTCATGTATGCAATATATTCAAGAGCAATAAAAGTTTTTCCTGAGCTGGAATCACCTACAATATTATTTATAGTGCCCATAGGAAACCCGTCATTGAGAACGAGGTCAAGCAGAGTTATCCCTGTTTTTAATTGTATCATTTCTTCTTTCTCTATTTTCTGTTTAGATGTTTTTTTAATTGCTTGTACTGTATCAGATTTTTTAGTCATTATTATTTTCCTTCAATAAAGCTTTTAGTTTTTCCGGGTTGACATACCAACGTCCTACAATTTTTTTTCCTATGCCATGCTCTTTACACCAATTCCGCAATGTTAACGGGGTAATAGAAACATGAAACTCTTCAGAGACAATTTTCATTGCCTCTGAAGCTGTTATATATTCCCCCTGTATATTATTTTTTTCATTCATATTTTTATCCAAAAAGTTTATTTTCAGTGAACCTTTTCATCGCATCATAAATTTTTTCAGGGTCATCTGTTTCATTTACAACCGCAATGACTTCTAAAGCCTCTGTTTCATAATTTCCGAGATTATGAACACGCCTGTAAGATAGTTCTTTAATTTTAAGATCTGACATGTTATCCCTCCCCCTTTTTTTGTTATTTTTTTCATTCATATTTTTATCCTTTGTTATGCGTTATGCGTCGCTACATTCATCCCACATTTCACAGTCATCGCATTCAGGGTGTTCATCGCAGTCATCCCCGAATTTATGGCCATGTGGGCATTTAGATTTTCCACTTTTCTTTTTTGGCTTTTCTTCCTCTTCTTCTTCCTCAAGTTCTTCTTCAGACTCTTCTTTTTCTGCCTTTTTGCTTTTTCGTTTCAGAGCTTCTTTTTCCTCTTCGTCTTCTTCGTCTTCATCATCAGGGACGCCAAAAAATTTCTTTTCTATTTCTTCATAGGACAATACAGAAACCAGAGAGTCAAGAGAAACCATATCATCAATTATAGACTCCTCAT